GTCAGCGTAGACCACAGAGCCAACGAGGTCTCGCAGCTGTTGCTTATCACGACATCGCTGCACGGCCTTGTTTAGAGGTGACTCGTAAACGCTCAGTGCCAGCGCACACTGATAGGTCTCGTAATTAGCCCAGCCTTCGTACTTGTTGTCTTCCATTAGATCGCTCTCCTAAATTTGATTACGCCGTTGTCGAAGTATTGAACTTCTATCTGATCGCCAGCATTGAATACCTCACCGACTTTCTGATCGTGGAGATCAATGATGGGTCTTGATGCGGTGACCTTGCGCTCACCCTTGGGGTCTATGATCAGGAATATGGTGCCGCCCTCTACATCGTAATCGATGGTGTATGCGACAGAGGAGTCGAAGCCAGCCTTCACGAGCTTGGTGCCTTCGATCCAAATTCTAAATGCACGGTTGGTTTGTTTAACCTTGGTCTTACCTGACGCTACGAGTTCGGGTAGATCCAAGTCCATTTTGCTGACTACGCCAGCTTGAATTGTGAGTGAATTATCCACTGTTGTTTCTCCAAGTGATGGTGCGCTAAGGGTTGCCAAGTCGGATGCACCAGTGCCGTCTTGGTTGTTTGAAATCATTTGTAGTGTGTCGTTTGTCATACTGTATGTTTGTCCAGTTATCTTTTTTTAGGTTTTTTCTTTGATCCTAGCTGATACACGGTCAACGGTCAACAACCAACGGTGAACGATAAACGATGTATTTCCGGCCACGGCCAGATAGATAGAATGGGGGATACATAAGTATTTGACGGGTAGTCGTTATGAAAGCAAAACCGCTAACTCCAAAGCAGCTCCACTTCGCACGTTGCATCGCTCAGGGTATGAGTCAGTCGGCGGCATACAAGGAAGCATTCGACGTTGGAGACTCAACCACTCAAGCAAGCGTCCATACACTGGCGTCTAGAATGATGGGCAAGGTTGAGGTTAGGTCTAGGGTTGATGCTCTGATAGCGGCTAGGGAACGTGCTGTAGCCCAATCGGCGGTCACCGACAGAGAAAAGGTGACAGAGCATCTAAGAGGGGCTCTGGCTGGAACGATAGACACAGATAGCAACCGACTACGAGCTGCTGAGCTACTGGGGAAAGCATCAGGGCTATTCACCACTGACGTTACAGTGACAACGAAGGAAAGGGATAGCAGCGAGGTAGCCGCAGAAATCCAAGAGAAGCTCAGTGCTCTGATCGGAGCAGAAGAGCTCGAAGAAGAATCACCAGAGAGTCTCCACTAAGACCCTAAATCGTAACCCAGGTCCAGGGAGACCCCCACCCCCCTGTGTGTGCAGGCGCACGTACAATTACATATACATAGTAAAACGCTCAAATAATCACTATTGTTTGCAAAATAGTTAACGTGTACCGTTTAGCGTTTACCCTTTTATTCTCAGAAATGCTCTAGGAGTCCCATAGCGTCGAAAAATTTTTTACAAAATTTTCAGATTTAGATATTGCTTTTGTTTGTCAATACCCTCAGTATGCTAAACTGTTAGTTTAAAGTTATCACTAAGTAGACTACTTAGCTAAGTTAGATAACTTTGTCTTAGAGTACACAAACGCCTTGAAAGGCGTTGTCTAGAGTATACAGAAGTGTACTCTTAGACTAAGTAGACTTCTTAGGGAAAACTATGCCTTTAAAAGACCGTATAGATCCCTCTCTCTTAAAGAATATCACTAGCCTTCCCATATCAGATCAGCAAGAGATCCTGGATCTTATTAATGAGCTTGAGGATTCAGAGAGTAAAGAGAAGGCGAGGGATTCGTTTATTGGTTTTGTGAAACAAGCGTGGCCTGCTTTTATCGAGGGCCGCCACCACAAGATCATGGCTGATGCCTTTGACAGGGTTGCGCGGGGCGATCTCAAGCGTTTGATAGTTAATATGCCGCCAAGGCATACCAAATCAGAGTTCGCATCGTATTTATTACCGGCATGGTTTCTGGGTAACTTTCCAGATAAAAAGATTATACAGACGGCCCATACTGCAGAGCTGAGTGTTGGATTCGGCAGAAAGGTTAGGAACCTTGTCGATAGTGATGATTTTAAAAAGATATTCTCCCAGGTCTCATTAAGATCAGATTCTAAGGCAGCCGGACGATGGAGCACAAACAAGGGTGGCGAGTACTTCGCTATTGGTGTTGGTGGTGCAGTTACGGGTAAAGGCGCGGATCTCCTCATTATTGATGATCCCCATTCTGAACAAGAGGGGCAAAGCGCCGACCCGTCTGTATTTGATAAAGTTTATGAGTGGTATACATCAGGCCCAAGGCAGCGTCTTCAGCCAGGTGGAGCCATCATAGTTGTTATGACACGCTGGCATAAACGAGATCTGACAGGGCAAATCATTAAATCATCAGCCCAGAGAACAGGATCGGACGAGTGGGAAGTCATTGAATTTCCAGCACTTATGCCGTCAGGCAAGCCGTTATGGCCTGAGTTCTGGCCTCAAGACGAATTAGACGCATTAAAAAATGAACTCCCAGCTCCCAAATGGAACGCCCAGTATCAGCAGAACCCCACCTCAGAAGAAGGTGCTCTGGTCAAAAGGGAGTGGTGGCGTGAGTGGGAAGACGATGATCCTCCATACTGTGAGTTTATTATCCAATCTTGGGATACGGCGTTTTTAAAAACACAACGATCAGACTACTCTGCTTGTACGACATGGGGCGTATTTTATATGCCTGATGATAACGGTATGCAGCAGGCTAATCTGATTCTAATGGACTCACATAAAGAGCGTCTGGAGTTTCCAGAGCTTAAAAAGAAAGCCTACGAGATGTGGGCAGACTGGCAGCCTGATGCATTTGTAGTGGAAGCCAAAGCTGCTGGCGTACCACTTATATTTGAATTAAGGCAGATGGGCATACCTGTTGCAGAGTATACGCCATCTAGAGGTAACGATAAGATAGCGCGAGTAAACGCTGTGGCAGATCTTTTTGCGTCAGGCATGGTTTGGGCACCAAAAAGAAGATTTGCAGAAGAAGTTATAGAGGAGTTTGCTGCTTTTCCGGCTGGAGAGCATGATGACCTTGTAGACTCCTCTACTCAGGCTCTGTTGAGATTTCGGCAGGGTGGTTTTATTAAACTGAATAGTGATGAAGAAGAAGAGCCTTTCTTTCCGAGAAAAGCTAATTACTACTAATGGCATATTTACAAAGCAACATCCCGTATTTTAAATGCTGGGTAAGAAAAGAATACACACATAACCACACCAAATATCATGGTGAGTTTTTGCATGCGATGGCAATAGCTGTCACAACCATGCCTACAAGATGCTTGAGTTTTCAAGTTATCTTTACTGGCGCGGAAACTTATGATGAGGAAAATGAACCCAATGTTCATGGCGGTGCTATGTGGGCTAGGATGCCCATTTCAGCGTTGGTTGCAGACACTCCAGTAGAAGAGTGGCCTGATCCGATGCCGGTATGGGCAGCGCAACCTTGGGACTGCAGCTCAAGAGACCATGCTGTATATGTTTTGGATCGCGCAACACCTTGTCCTTGGTTGGCTAAAATAGATGGTGAGTTCTATCCGGCGAAATATTATTTTACGGTGGACTATACCGACAATGAAATAGCGGATGATCCTGCTCAACACAAGCAGTCTCATGTGCTGGAACTGCTGGATGCCGGTCAATGGACAGGCAATATAGTGGCTCTCCCAAACAACAGGGTGAGGGTCACTCACCCAGCGTGGTTTGAAACTGGTGAAGGTGCTCCTGACTTTAGGCCGTCACAGCATATTCATTACAGCAAATCTGATCTGGATTACACGTTAGATGTAAACCAGGTGTTTGATAACTTATACGCAGGAGATTCCGATGAGGAAGAAAACTAAGGGATACGCCAAAGGCAAAAAAACCAAAATGGGGATGGCCGGAGGTCGTAAAACTAAGATGGGAATGGCTGGTGGCCGTAAGACCAAAATGGGAATGGCTGGTGGTCGCAAAACTAAAATGGGCATGGCTGGCGGAAAAAAGACCAAGATGGGTATGGCTGGCGGTAGAAAAACAAAGATGGGCATGGCGGGAGGCAAAAAGACAAAGCTTCCAATGGTTGAGAAGGATGGAGAGATGGTTCCGTTTTTTCTTGCTGATAACGATGGAAAGATGGCTGCCGGTAGAAAAGTCCCTAATACGAAAGGATATTTCAAAGGCGGGAGAACTATGAAAAGTAAAATGTCCACTAAAGGTGGAAAGCGCGGCGGTAGAGGCTAAATGGCTATTGATAAGATTCTTGGTGCTACCCCTTTATCGAGGGATATAGACGAGAATGAAATACAAGTTCAAATAGAAAATCCTGAGTCGGTTTCTATAGAAACTGAAGATGGCGGGGTGATACTGGATTTTGATCCAGATGCGTCCTTGCTGCAGGAAATGGGGATGCTGCCCCATGATGCAAACCTTGCAGAGCTTGTGGATGATTCGGATCTGAATGAAATAGCATCAGAGCTTATCGGGTTATTTAGATCAGACAAGGAAAGCAGAGCTGATTGGGAAAGAAGCTATGTTGACGGTCTTGATTTGCTTGGTTTGAAACATGAAGACAGATCAGAGCCTTGGGATGGGGCTTGTGGAGTATTTCATCCCCTGCTGTCGGAATCTGTAATTAAATTTCAGTCTCAGGCAATACAAGAGCTTTTCCCCGCTAGTGGGCCTGTTAAAACATCTATCGTTGGCAAGATGACGGATGAAAAGGAAAAGCAAGCCCACAGAGTACAAGACTATCTTAATTATCTCCTGACAGAGCAAATGACCGAATACAGGTCGGAAACAGAGAAAATGCTATTCTCGTTACCGCTTGCTGGGAGCGCCTTTAGGAAGGTTTACTACGACCCTAATATGGGAAGACCCTGCAGTATGTTTGTCCCGTCAGAAGACTTTATAGTGAGCTATGGAGCATCTGATTTAACGACTTGCGAAAGAACCACTCACATTATGAAGAAGGCGGTAAATGATATTCGCAAACTTCAAGTGTCCGGCTTTTACAGAGATATAGATTTAGGTTCTGCATCTCCCGATTTAGATCGGGTTGAAGAAAAATATAACACCCTTACAGGCGATAATACGAGCTACGAGTACGATTCTAGGCACACAATCCTAGAGATGCACGTTAACTTAGACCTTGTGGGCTTTGAGGATACTGAAAAAGGCGAGCCTACAGGCATACAGCTACCGTATGTGGTATCTATTGATCAAGGATCTAGGCAGATTTTATCGATCAGACGCAATTGGTACGAGAACGATCCCAAGAAAATCAAGAGAGAGCACTTCGTTCACTATCAGTACATACCAGGATTAGGGTTTTACGGCTTTGGTTTAATCCATATGATAGGCGGATTGGCTAAATCAGCCACTTCTTTGCTTAGACAGCTAGTCGATGCAGGCACATTATCTAATTTACCTGGTGGTTTAAAGGCTAGAGGGCTGAGAATCAAAGGTGATGACACCCCT